TCTCGGGTCGATGTTCTCGGTCATCTCTTGCCTTTCGTTTGTTGGTGACTGACATTATCAGGTAGGTGTACGCCGTCAAGACGGTTGCCAAAAACAGGTGTTTCAGAGTGACCATGCGCGCCAGCCATTCGAGTATCTAAAGATTGCTAACGCGCTACGCAAATTGTCTTCTAAGTCAAACAGGTCGTCGCAGGTGCGTAGCAGTCCGTATGCCTGCAAGTAGCCGTTCGTGTAGTACGACGACGGTTTGCACCAAAAGTAGTTAATTTGCATAACGCCGGCTGACCCGCCATTTGGGTCGGTCGGGTTAAATGCTGCAGGGTTGCATCGGCTTTCGCGGTAAGCGATCGCAACCAGTTGCGTTAGGTCTTGTTCAGACCAGCCGACGTGTCGAGCCATGTCAAACACGGTCTGACACGCGTTAGGTTGCGTTATAGGCGTAGTTACGACCGTTGTTGGCGGTGTAGGCGACGCTGGTTCTAAGCCTCGCCAAACGGTTATTGGCGCTGGCGCTAAATCGTCGGCTGTTGGGGCAGGCGGCGGTGTCAATATAAATATTGAGATCACGCTAATGAATAGCGATATTGCGGTTTTGCTGATGAGTGTCATAATTGACCTACTTTCTCGGGTAGGTAAATAAGCCTAGACAGATTGCGGTGCTACCTGTGGGGATACCCCGAAAACGGCTTGCCAACGCTGTTTTGCGATGATCGAGTCGTTGGCGACGTGTGGGTCAATCTCTATGTGATACCAGTCGCCCTGCTCAACACTCGGTAGCGGTTGCCATGTGCCACGATCACATTTCCATGACCGTTGCATTGCATAGTCAATTACAAGTTGTATGCCCAAGTGATCTGCGTTTTCTAAACACTTGACAATAAACGCTAGTGACGCTTTGCGGCCGTCTGCTTTGCCAAGCTTCTTTTGATTAAGCCAACGGTACGACAAGTCCATTGCAAGCCCTCGAGCATGATTGCTGATTGTGCCGGGTCTGTTGCGTACGTCGCGCACTACCCATGTGCCGTTATTCCACAAACTGCCACCGCTATGCAAACAAGCAAGTCGCGCCCATTCTGCTGTGCCAGCCAACGCAGACTTTACGACTGGCTGTTGCGTAATTATGTAAGCGCGATTAGCCATTTTTATTTTGTAGGTTTTTTTATGCCGTTAGACGCAACAATGCCCGACAATGTGCCAGTTAAAAACACAACAATAGTTGACATTAAATCTATAAACGCTGCGTCGTTTGGTGCTTGTTTCTCAGGTTGCGACACAAACAACAGGCCGTAGGTCATGCCTAAAACTATGGTGCTAAAAACTATGGCAAGTAGTACGCCGACCGTGACGATCATGCGTGCGTGCAATTCGTCAGCGGTGTATCTGTGTCGAGTCATGGTGTTATGCCGCATCGGTCAGGCACGTTGCAGTTATCTAACGTCATGTTTTTGACTCGTGATTTGACGGTAAGTGTGTTGTCGCGTGTTGTTTCGCAAGCCGTCAACATAAGTATTAGCGCAAACAAACCGTAACGCATCGCATTACGGCTCGTCAGGTAGTTCAACTGGCAAAGCAAATTCGCCGTATTCACCAACATTCGGCAACCAATCAAACGCAATACCTGCATAGCAATTACGAAATGATCCTGAATAACTTGTTTGTAACCACAAACCCGTTAAACCCAATGACGCTATAAACGCTTGACCGATTGGTTCGCTTTCAGGAAAATTACCGCCGCCGCAATCATCGTTTGACACGACGATTACTTCTTGCACTACATTGTTTTCAATTTTTGCAAAATGTGCCATAGTTAAACCTTAAACCTGACATAAACAATTCCTGAACCGCCTGCGCCGCCTGCGTTAGTTGTGTTTGGTGCGCCGCCGCCACCGCCGCCACCTGTGTTTGCGCTTGCTGCCGCACCAGCCGCATTTGAACCGCCAGCACCACCAACGCTTGAACCCCCAGCACCGCCAGTTGAACCACCGCCACCGCCACCACCGCTTTTAAAAAGACTGCCAGAAATAAATGCGCCAACATCGTAACCAGCACCACCAGCGCCACCAGTTCCACCACTACCGTTTGCACCTACTGCAGTAGCGCCACCGCCACCACCGCCACCCAAAAATTGGCTTACTGGCGCACCGCCGTCTTTACCGTATATACCGCCTGACGTATTAACACGAAATCTTGCGGTGTAATCACCGCCGCCGCTTGCAGCAGGAATACCTGCCTCGTCAAAACCGCCACCGCCACCGCCACCGATAACACCCAAAGCACGATTAGAAGTACCAAAACTTGAAGCAGAACCTACACCGCCTGCAGTTGTTGCAGTAGTGCCAGCAGTACCACCACCACCAACGGTAATAGTTTCATTTGCACTTAAATAAACTGTTGTTTGCATAACACCACCACCGCCGCCACCGCAAGCCGTTGCGTTTGTTCTAGCACCTGAACCACCGCCACCACCCGCAACAAACAACACATCAAACAAACCCGCTTTAGAAACAGTCAAAGTGCTTGAACTTGTAAAAGTCAACAGCGTGTAATTTTGACTACTAACGGTAATGCTTGACGACGTGCCGCCTGTAGCCGTACCGTACGATACGCCGCCCCCTAAGTTAAAAAAAGTAAAAGTTGACGCCGACAATGCAAGTAAATAGCCGCCCCCATATTGCGCCAAAGCAAGCGATCCGCTTGTGTTTATAGTTACGCCCGCACCTGCAGTAATTGTGCAAGTGCCTGCACCTTTGTTAGCGACCTGAATAACATCGCCAACGGTAAAGATCGAATTATTAACCGTGATTGTTGTAGCGCTCGCATTATTCATAATCGTGCGCTTAGTTTCATCGCCAGCAATAAGCGTGTACGACGCAGTTTTATCTGATATCGGTAAATTTTGTATGTCGTTAAGTTGCGCGGCCGTCAAAACCTGACCAGCAACAAACGGAAACGGTGTTGTCATATTTGCCTACTTTACCCTAGAGCGTTGTCTGCGTTGATGATACCAAACGACAAATCATCAAGTATCAGCTCATAAACAATGACCGTTGGCGACGTGTAATAAGTGACGCTATGCCCGGTGTTTACGCTGATCGTATGCTCAATGCCCTCAACTGCCAATTCCTGTGCTAATTCGGTAGTCGTCGCGCCTGACGTAAACGTTTTCTCAATTGTGATTGTGTCGCCTACGTCAATTACGGCCACCGTGTCACGTTGCGCGCTAGTCAACAAAGCAAACGACGTGGCTAATGACGTGTACCGTGCTTCAGGTTCAGGGTCAAGCAAATAAACCGCCAAGTTAAGCGCTGCGTCATCGTTGTGCAAAAGACTGTTAGTGATGCTGTAAGTCTGCACAAAATATTTTGTTTGACTACCAGCGTCGTCAGCGACCTGCGGATTGTTACTGCCAAGTATTTGAACGACTGCACGGTTAGTTACCTGATCGGCTTCAAAAGTTATGCCGACGCCGTTGTACGGAATGTTTGTCCCGTCGTCATGAAAGTCTGCTACCGACGGTGTAAGCGTTGTGCCTAGTCGAGCGTCAAACACTAGATCGCCGTCACGCGACATAAACAGCCGACCCTGCTCAGCCTCGTTCACGTCAGACAAATAGCCAAGCACGTTCGTACCCTGCGCAACCGTGAACGCCGCTGCACCGCCAAGCGTCTGTGTACCTGTAGCAATATCCCGCGTTAAGGCTGGAAACGCAACCTCAGGCCGATCTAATACGGCCGTGACTCGAGCGCTTGACAATTCCTCGCTGACGTTAAATTCGTCTAAATATGTTTGTGCCAACAAATAGAAATCGTCTGCACAAAACACGGTCACCGTATCAAGACCGCCTAACGCAAAATTATAATCAAAATTCACAATTACGCCGACAAAAAGGTACTCCTTAACGTTTAACGAACTGTAACGCGATAGACGCACTCGACGCATAGGTGCAAGACCCGGTTGCGCTAATGCTGTGTCGTAGTACGGACTGTTTTCGTCAAACGGGTTAAAAATACCTGCCGTGTCAAGCATCGTAAACGACATTGTTCCCGCACTAAATTGGTCGCCTTGATCTCGTCGTCCACGTCGCACGCTAATGCTATTTACGCCGTCAAGCACACTCGCATAATCTGTCGTACCGTCAAGCACATAAGTTGTGTTATTTAGCAAACCTGCAACTGGGTCGTCAAGCAAAAATGCGTTTTGCACAAACCCTGTGTCAATCTCTAAGTCATAGTTGCCACTAGCGACAACGGCTGTACCTGCCATTACGACGCGATCTGTAAGTCGAGTGGCCCGTTAGTGCGCTGATAGGCCAGCAAACTGTTTAAAACGCTTTGCCCGATCTCGGCGCTAGTTGACATACCGCCAGTCACGTTGATCGTTACGTCACCGCTACCACGTGCTGCAATGCGCTCAGCGTTGCCAAACGTTGTCAAAGCGCCTTGTATGGTCACTAGGTCGCCACCGCCACCAATACCGCCACCGCCGCCGCCACCACCTGCTCGACTACCGCCACCGCCAGCGCCACCGCCGCCACCAATAAGAGTTGGCGGCAAACTAGGCATACTTGGCAAACTAGGCGTGATACTGCCTGTGCCACCCTCTCGAGCCGCGCCACCGCTAGTCGCACCGCCACCGCCACCGCCAATATTGCCTAAATTTATTGAAGGTAAAAGACTTAATTGACCAAACGGGTTAATCAAATTCATGCCTCTAATAATTAAATTTATTGCACTAATAAATGAATTAGCCATAATTTCAAAAGCGTCAATAGTTGATTGCACAACGTAATTGACAACGTTTCTAAAACCTTCAAATTTTGTGTACGCAACTATAAGACCAGTAACTAACAAGGCAATGCCAGTTGCAATTAACGTAAACGGGTTAGCCGCCATAGCAAAATTGACGGCCATAATTGCACCAGCAATAGAACTAATTGTTCCAGCAATTATTAAAAACGCTTTAGGATTTTTTTGCGCCCAGTCAGCCATTGCTTGCAAATACGGCAACACTTTTTGCAACAC